TTAAAAATAACACCTACCCCAGCACCACCACCTACACCAAGACCTGTTCCAATAATTTGGTCTTGTTGGTTTAAATAATTATTCCAACCCGGATCTGTTGGTCCGAAGCCTGGCGTAAATTCATTTCATGGAGCTTGTATTGGCATTTTTATATTAATTATTCATAATTATTTCTGTCTCTCTCAAAAATTTGTTCTTTACCTAATCCAGTTCCAAAGTCTTTAACCACATCAACATTACCACTACCGCCTCCACCACCACCTTTCGGTTGTTCTACAAACTTAGGTGTTTCTTGTTCAGTATCTTTATCTGGAACTTCTACGATATCAAGTATAGGTGGTAAATCTATTATTTTTGGAAAAATAGGCTTTGGTTTTATTGGGCCAGTTTCAACTGGTAATTCTGGTTCTTTAGGCGGAAAATCAACTATTTCAATTTGTTTAATCAGTTTACTTTTTCTTTCTGAAGCTTCTGTTCTTTTTGTAAATACACCTAATTGTTTTTCTGGTACTTTTGTATCAATAATTACATCAGACTCCAATCTTTGTAAAACTTTTGTAATAACATCTTCACTTGTTTCATTAACTTCACCAAAAGTTGCTTCTTTTTTTACATCTGGTTTTAATAAATAAAAATCAATACAATTAATAAGAAGATATGTACACAAATCTTTAATTTGTTTTGTGGATAATTCAATTTCAGGTTTTTTTCTTTTAGGTTTACCATAGTTTATATCAGTTGGATTTGAAACTCTATTTGTGAATTCATATATAGCAGATTCAATAAACTTTTCATAAACTTTTTGTGAAAAAACATCAAAAGTCTTTATTTTGAATTCTCCAACTAATTTATTAAACCACTTTTCAGTATATTTGTTTTGTAAAAAACTATCTATTACACTTGGGGATATTTTTTCAATAAAATTAAAAACAAAATTGATTGTATCATCTCTAAACTGTCCATTTCTTATAAATAAAGAAAATCTTTTATTTAATTCTTCATTAGTTTCCAATCCTTTTTTTAAAGGGTATAATCTTATCTCAGTTCTTGATGGTGAAATTTCTGAAATCCAAAGTTTATCAAAAGCTGTTTCACTACCCACTCTCTTATTTAATAATGTAATTTGAGTTTTGAATATACCATTATCATATCCTGCTTCTCTTAATAATCTTTCAACATCAATAAAATATTCGGTTGGAAATTGATATTTTTGAAATAATGTACCTTCAGCAATTAAAAAGTACTCTCTAATATTTTGTGTATTAAGTTGTATATATCTTACTAATTCATCATTAATTTGTGGTAATTGATTATCATTAGCATCGTAAATAATAAATTCAATCGCATCTTTATTTCCAAATCCAAAAAAAGATTCTAAAGTACCTTCTTCGAAAATCTTTCTATCGTTTGTATTAATTCGATATCCTTTATTATCAATAATATCTTTAAATGCTTTTATTGCCATGCTAGTCTTTTTCTTTTCTTCATATATGAATCATATATAAAATATGAATAATGCTTACCAAAAAAGTGTATAATACTTCCTAATAAATTTTTATTTTTTAGTGTACCTACCTCATATGCCATATACTCTGTCCAAGGTTTTACAAATAAATAAATGTATTTTGTATATTTGGGATTTTTTTTCATAAACTCAACAACTTGCTTAGCCCAAATACCATATCCAATTACTAATCTTCTATCTATATTCCACATCAATTGACCATAACGTTCATCAGCATCCCATATATGTTGTGGTAAAAATCCTTGATTATATAATTCATTACAAATAATTTTCTTTTTCTTTGTTGTAGCATTTGTAAGCTGTTGATTAGCTTGTATTAAAGCTGTTTGATTTGTATTAAGTTGCGAATTTAAATTATTTATAGTTTGATTAAGATTTACTATTTGAGCTTGGGCGCTACCTAATTGTTCTAATAAAATAGCATTTTCCTGCAAAACTGATGTGTTTCTTGCAGCTAAGGATACTCTCTGAATTGATTCAGCCGTAGCTTTTTGTATTGCTGTTTGTAAATCATTAATGCTTGTTTCAACTTTTGATGTAGCTTGTTGAGTTTGATTTTGTGATACTGCTAATAACAAATCCTTTGAATCTAATTCAATTCTTAAACTTTCTGAAACTATTTCCAATGCGTTTACTTTAGCAGATAAATCAAGAACGCTTTTATTTAATTCTTCTATTTGTGAAGTCAAATCTCCAACTAACTCTATTGCTTCATTATAAGCAGATGCTAATATTGTTGGTTCTAATAATGGTGCTTCTGGTTCTAATAGTTCTATGATAATCGTATCAATAGACTTTACTATTTCTTCTTCATTATATTTTGGTTTTATGAGTTGACCTGATATAATGCCATCATCAATAACTGAGCCACTAAATATATGGATACCAAAATCGTTTTTTGTACGAATTGCGGTAGAACCACTTACAATTAGTTCGCTTATTTTTTCTTCGTTTCTTAATCCCGTCTTTATTTGCCCAGTCTTTAACATTTTTTAATCTTTTACAACACTAAAAGTTAAATCATCATCAAAATATTGAATATCGCCATTTTGTAAATACACTTTGAATTCTATTTTATATATTCTATTAGCTTCCCAATTTGAAAGATTTAATAAAATATAATTTCCATCAGAATCACAACTTACTTTTGAATAATCTCCAAAAGGTACTATTATATCATCTGAAGCGAAATCTTTTATTTGATAATATGAATTTTTTGGTAAATATTTTGCTGTGTTGTAAGAGAAACTATTTGTAAATGTTTTGAGAGGAAATAATTCTCTTGCAAAAACTCTCAATTTAGGAGCACTTCCTAATTTATAATCTTTCTTTAAATTTTTTATTCCAATTTTTAAATCAGATGCTGTAAGTGCTGATAATGAACCTGTATTAAATATTTGGTCATTCCAACCAATTCTTATTTTTGGCTGATATATTGTATTCGTTTCTTTACTAAAAAATTTAATTACTCCATAATCTTCAGTATCATTTTCCAAAGAATCAGCATACTTTACAATAAACCCATCATTTGGAAAACCATAATTTACTGAACTACTCATCCAAAATTGCAGTGTTTGTTTGACATCCATATTCAAATCTGCTGTTTGATATTCAAAAGATTGAGATGAAATATATGCAGTATGCCAAGTTCCTCCTTGTCCATTATTTGGATTAGCATCAGTTCCTGTAGCTAAATTGTTTTCTAACCAAGCAAGTTTTGTATCACCTTCTCTATAATTCCACGTAACACCCTTAGTTGAAATATTATCAAATCTTGTTCCAACACCCATTTGCCAACTTCCTGATGTTGGGTATGCAAATAGAGTATAGGATAAAGGAATTTCATTTGATTTTGATTCTTTTAATATTAAAGTTGCTTGTGACATTGATATTGCACCATTCATTAATGATGCTGATAGAAAACCCAATTCAAATTTTATTAAAGCACGTGATACATCCTTAATGTTTCCATAATAAACTTTACTTACTTCTAATATTTCATCCAAACCAGTATTTTGGTTAGGTTGCTGAAGGTATATCGCTGCATCTTTTGATGCTGTTAAAAAATAGTATGCCATTATCTTACTCTTCCTTTTATATCCGAATCAGGATATTTAATTTCAAAAACCGATGGGTCTAAAGATGGATAAACAATTTTTTCTTTAGTTGCTGCATCAATATTGTACGAATTTGGTGAGTATCTTCCACCACACTTATTTACTAATTTTAGTATAGGAACAGATTCAACACCCTCTACATTTGCTAATAATAATTCAACTTCACTCAAATTTATTGTTTGATTAAATGCCCAATTATCTATATTGAAATAATTTTTAATTTCAGAAATACAATTAGCTAAAATTTCACTTTTATTGTAATTTGAATAAGTTGTTAATTCAAACTCCAACCCTATATTTATAATAAAACCATCATTTATATTTACACCGTCAGTTAGTATTCTATATTCATTTAAATATGTTTTTAAATTTTCTTTAACTGCCCTATTTAAATTTGTAAGTTTTCCAAATGTATCATAACCCAAAATATATAAATTTATTGCAAACGGATTATTTTTTTCATTTGAATTTGATGTTTTTCCAATCAAATAATTTGTAATTTCTTCTTTTATTGATTGTTCCGTTGGTTCTTCTGTATCGGGTTTGCTTACAAAACTCATAACCAAATCTGTAAATTCTTGTAAATTATTTGGTGATGCTAATATTGATGATGGTGAATTATTATCTAACGTACCATCAGCAATAGCAAAGGCTTTAGATACTGCTCCAAATTTGGTTGGCATAGATAAAGCTCTTACCTGATAATCTTTAGCAGTGACTGCTCTATTTTGTGAGCCAAAATTTGCTAATGCATTTTGTCTAATTTCTTCTAAACTTTCACTACTTCTACCGCCAGAGCCGGGCACTTCGTTATCTATTGCAACTGAATTTTTAGTTGCTTCAAATATTGCTCTTTCTGCTGATGTAAGGGATTGTGCATCTCTTTCAAATTCAATTCTTGAAATTCTTGTCAATTGCCCAGCAGCTATATTTGAAGATACCCCACCACCAACAAAATATTTTACTGTCATTGTTGTGCTTGATGGGGATGTACCATAAGTTTTTGTTTTTAAAAAATTTGTTGGGTCAAATGATTCCTCTAATCTACTAATAGAGTTTGGTAATCCCAAACCAACATTTTTAAGATTTGGTATTAATAATTCATCTGAAGCCGTTGGGTCACCTGCTCCAAATTGTATTGTAGTGGTATTATCCTCATTTATTTTTACAACGAATCTTTTTGGAGTTTTTATTGTTTTAAGAACATAAGGAACTGTTGTTTTAAATTGATATAAATCCGGGTCATTAGCTTCCGTATTAGCATAATCAACAAAAACCATTTCTTGTGCAAGATATGGAACTTCGTACCATTTATTATTATTTGAATCTCTACAATCGTAAATTTGAATTACATTGGTTTCATCTAAAGTTATTTTTTGAAATGGTGAATAATTTCCAAATGTAACTTCTTTTTCTCTTAATTCTACAGAAATAGCTTGTACATATTTCTTAAATAGATAAAATGTAGGCTCACCAGTATTTATATCTCTTTGATAAACTGTAACTTCTCTATTTGTTTCTTCAGAAAAATCTACAATATCTGTTGTCCTAAATAATATTGAATCTTTTGTAGAACGGACTTCTAAGCCTTCCTTAATTCTTAAATAATATTTTTCGTCAGGCAAATTATTTACACCACTTCCTTTTGACGGTACTAATTGGTAAACACTTAATGTTGTTACGGATGGTGAAGCAACTTTTGGTTTATATCCCAAATATTGAGCTAATGCCATTACACTTTTAGAATCTTCAGCATAAGTCATCAAAGATTCTTTAAGAGTATCATCAATATAATAAGATAATGAATCACCTATATAAGATGCCATTTCTATAAACATCATGCCTGGAGATGATTCGTTAAAATCTGAGTATGACTTTGGAAAATAATTTTTTGCGAATTCTATTAGATTATTTCTAAACCCAATAAAATCTTTATCAAGATATTTTATATCCTTACCTCTATTTCTAAAATTTTTATTTGTATTAGTTATTGCCATTTTTTATTTTTATTGAGCCACAGTAAATGAAACGGTATTTAAATCTGGTGTATTTAATATACTAAAAGATATTGATACATTTACCAAATTTCTATCTTTATTATCATTTGTTTGCTCTATATCAATTGATTCAGCTGTCACATATGGTAACCATTGTTCTAATGCTTGTGTAATAGTGTTCTCTATTTTTTCGGATAATTCTCCATCATTAAATTCAAATAATAATGATTGTAAACCACTTCCGAATTCTGGTTGAACTACTCTTTCACCCTTTTTCGTTAAAAGTAAATTTTTAATATTAGATTTTACTTGTTCAGCTGTGGTAAATGACTGATTAAAAGCAGTATTTCCTATTTGAAGAGGAAGGGTAATACCTATTGCATAATCTTGATACTTTTTAGTATCTTGAACTAATTTTTGACCTAAAACAATAGCCATTATTTTTTAAATCTTTTTACAAGCTCTGAATAATCTCTATTCAATGCTTTATCTAATTCAGCTACGCCGGTTTGAACACCCAATCCAGTCTTCTGAGGTCCACCTCCGGCAAATTCACCATAACCCATTTTTTCAGCCATTGCTGTTCTACCTACAATTGAACCCATATCATTTGTTCCAAAAGCCATAGTCCTGTAACCTTCATCGTTTGATAATCCTGCCTTAGTTTCATTTAGTATTTGATTAATCATTGGATTTTTAGTATAGGTTTTTTGTTCAACCACTTTAGGTTTATCATCACCCAAAATAGCTTTTGCCATACTAAGTCCAGTATTTTTGGGTTGTTTTTTTTCAGCTAATATTTTTTTCATTTCAGAACCCACAACTTCTTTAACAATTACAGGAAGTTGTTGTTTTAGTTCCTCTTTAATCAATATTTGAATTGCTTGAATTAATTTTTCTGTGTCCATAATCCTTTATTTGTTATGTAAATAAATATTTAGATTGTTATTTTTGGAAATTAAGCCCATAGAGTTGGGTCTTTTTGTAAATCTTCCCAATATTTAGTAAATTTTTTTACCCTATCATCTATACCATTGTAGCCTCCATTAATTTTTTTTGTTATTATTTTTATAGATTGTATAGAAGAATCAGTACATTTTGTACCTAATTTATGCGAAACCCAAAACATACATGCTGTATCTGAATAATATTGTGTTGCTACTATTTTCGGATTTCCTACGAAATCAGCTTTTGCTACAGGTCCGTATTTTTTATAGTTAGCTCTTCCTGTCAATTGTATAAACCCCCTACCTTTATATAACTTTCCATCGCCGGGTTCTGTGTTACCTAAATCTTTTCTACCTTCATAATCTGCTCCAGATGCTATTTCTTCTTTATATATAAAATTTCCAGATTCATGCGCTGTTTGTGCCAAAAAATGAGCTCTTTCTAATGGAGTTTTTCCTACTCCATATTTTCTCATAGCTATTACTAATTCTGATGGTACTTTAAGTTTACTTTTAAAATTTGGTTCAGGTTTTATGTCATCTTTTGGTTTTTCTTCTTCGGTAAGTGGTGGGTCTGGTTCTTGTTTGGCATCTTCTATAAATCTATTATCCAATTCTTCTCTTTCTTCATCTGATGGTGGTGGTTCATCTTCAGAGATTTCAAAACCTTCATTTGTCGATTCATTAATATCAGCACCATCCAAAGATGCTTCATCTGCAGCTGCTAATTGAGCATCTGTCATTTCTATTTCTGAAGTATCTACCGGTTCAGTTTCTTCATCTAATTCTGAAGGTGTACTTCCACCTGGTCTTGCCGGTGGTATTAGATAACCACTCCATTGAACTATACCAGGACCCGGAGTACTAAATGGTGGATATGCTGAAATTGTATTTACAATTCCTGATACTGATGATAAGTGCCCAGTAGCATACAAAATAAAATCATCAATTATTAAAGCTGGGTTTTTGGTTGGTGGTATTGCTGACATAATCTATTCGTATATTGAAACGTGCATTGGGTCATTATTACTCAACCACGTCATTCCTTGTGATTTAAATATTGCGGCAACTTGCTGAAATCCTTTATCAAAATCATTCAGGTCTCTCACTTTTTTAGTACCATTGTAAATACCATCTTGTTTAAATTTATATCCATACGGATAAACTTGCGTATTCATATCTATAGCTGTACCCCAACTGTGATTTGATAATCTATCTCCGCATGTTACATTTCTAACAGCCAACCCACCACCGCAATTTTTAATATATTGTTGTAATCCTTTTTCTTTTATTTTTACTAATGCTGGTTTTACAATAGCTGCTAAATCTTTATGTACTAAAATTTTTTTATCTCCATTTGATGTTGGAAACATTATTTCGGTACAATTTTTTACCATATACTCTTTATTTACTTTATACCAATATCTCGGGCACTTTCCTGCTGTTTCAGTTGAATTAACTTCAAAATTAGGCGCACTACCTAATGCAGGCCAAACTCCGTTTCCACATTTTTTGAATAAAGCTTGGTCGCCCCTAGCAATGGGTGGTTTGGGTTTTGGTGGTAAATCATTCACATTACCAGATGTTCCACTTGTACCAGCATTACCTTCCACAGGGTTAGTTTCAGATTCACCTTCATCTTCAGCTTGTATTTCTTCATTATATGATTGAATATTTGAATATGCTTCTTCTTCCGAAACATTACTATTATTTTCCATAGCAGCTTCTTCACTTTCAAATTGTTCTTCATATAACTCTTGACTAGCTATGTATTCTTCATCGACATCTCTTTGAATTGCTGCAGCTTCTGCTTCATCGGGATCTCCAATACCTGATGATGGTACAGCTGGTTGCCATGTTCCTGCATTAAGAACAATATTAGATACAACAGATATATTTTGAACTGCTCCAACTGCTGGAATTATTGGTATTGGAAATTCATTTAAAGTTGCTCCGGTCCAATATGATATAACCCCCTTTCCCATTTCACCAACCAAATCATAAGGACCCGTTGAATTCATTCCATTATCCAAAGCAATTTTAAAAAGTTTTTCCATTGCTTCCTTATTACCTTTTTTTATAGAAACTTGATGAAGAACATCTTTACCTCTCTTTACCGCAGCATCATATTCATCAGCCCATTTTTTTGCAACAACAGAAGTATCATTTATTGATTCTGGATTATTTGCAA